ATTCTTCTTACACGAATTCTATAATCATCAAAAGGTTGAAACTGTTCTGTATTTATTACAAACTCTTCTACAAAAGCTGCATACTGGGCTTTAGAAGGTCTTATATAACCATTATTTGGTAGATCGGAGCCACTTCTAGAAAATATGTGCAATCCTGCTGCTCTATTTATAATATCGTCATTACTTGCACCAAATGCAAGTTCTGAAATATAACTTGCTCCCCCATCTGTAGAGTATTCAAAGAAAATTTGTAGCTCAACGTAAGAAGGACCTTTAGCCCCTGAAGACGATTTTAACGCATGACAGGCAGGTAAGTTAAAAGTTAAATGTATTTCATCCACCTCTGAAGGATTTGATACTTCTAAAAATGCCGAAGTCATAAGAGTGTCAGCAGAACTACCTTCAAGACTTGAAGGATCATCTAAGTCATTATTATATGCGTTTACTAAATTTCCTGTAGTTCCTATTATGTCTCTTAAGTCACCTTGTTCTAGCTCTATAGCAGGATTTGTTACTACAGCTGCTTGTCCAAAGCTTGTGTTCATTGAAAGAGCACCTTGAGTTTGTGTTCCAGTAGTCATTGAAAATTGAAGGTTTTCAAGGTTAAATAAGTTTTTAAGTCGTGTTTCAGATATATTTGCACCAGTCATTGCACCGGAAGTAGTTGACAAACTAACTGCAGGAGATACGCTTAAAGTAGCAACATTTCCTGTAATGTTTGTAATTTTAGCTTTTAAATCTACATATATATCTACATTACTAACAGTTGTGGCGATTAGTTCTGATGTTTGTATTTCTGTAGCACTTATAAAAGTTGCCATAGTAATAAGATCAGTCCCATCTATTCCTGCGCCAGTAACTCTTATATATCCTGTAAATCCAGTTGAATTTAAGTTACTTATCATCTCAGCACTAAAGAACGAAGATGAGGTAGTTATAGTATTTGAATCTTTTGTTCCACTTGCTATTCCTGACCCATATCCTCCTGCTTTTTCAATTAAAATATGTCTTGTACCTAAAGTTAGTCCAGATACGTTATTATTCGAAAGAGCGTTTACTTGTCCAAAAGCAGCATTTGATACTGTAGCTGCTCCTGCAGTAGTACTTAATATAAGTTTTCTAGTCTTTACAATTTCATTCGCAAGTGTATCAATAACTGGAACATCATTAATATAAACAGACGAAAAGCCATTCGCTAATCCTTCTATTTCTCCTTCTGAGAGAATATCGTAAGCAGCAGCAACTTGAGTTTTATTAGGACTCTGTCTGTCTGCAATTGTTTTTGTTCCAAAAGGTTTACTTGTATATTTTGCCATTATTTTTCCTAATTTTGATGTACTATCGTAAGGCCTCTCTTCCAACCACCACCACTACTAGTACCGTCAGAGCTTCCATAGTAGCCCCCTGTTATTGTGCCTGAGCTGTAGTTTAGATTTGCCCCTCTTAATTTTCCTGTCTGGAACCCTTGACTAATCGGTGTTCCTCCTATTTTCATTGTACCATATAATACTGGTACAGGTTGTCCTTGTTCTACGTTGTTGTCTGCTCCATTAAAAAGAAATGAAGGATCTGATGTCATATCTCCTGCATCTGGGGCTGACATTTCTGTTATACCTGCTATTGCTAAATTTGCCCCTAACATCATCACCATTGCACCCGGTACTGTTAAACTTACAGCTGCTCCATACTGCATTGCTGTAAAAGCTGACACTTGACCTGCTGCCATTCCAGCTCCAATTGTTGATGCTCCACTTAATCCTGCTGTTGTAGGTGCTGCTGTAAACATCGCTCCCGCTCCGGGTATAAAAAACATTGCCGCTAATATTAGTAGTCCTGTTAATAATTTTCCAAGACCTTTTCCTGACCCTGCTGGTACAGGGGATATAATTACAGTATCTTTTAAGTTATTTAATCCGAGTTCATTTATGTCTGCATCTATAAAATCTTCTCCATTCTGTATAGTAAATGCAATATTTTTATCATGGCACTCTGCTATATATTCTTTGAACCCATCTACTTGACAGTCAATAAGTTTTAAAATCTCACGCACGGAGTTACCTGCACACTGCCATTCAGTACCAAAGTTGTCTCCTAACTCTCCTAATAATTTAACGTGGGTCATAAATAAATTCCTTTTTGTCTGGGTAAGATACTATTAAGTATGGAATACCTAATGCCTTACAGTTGTTTTTGTCATGCTCACTCGGATAACAATCTTGATCATAGTGACTATGGACTACATATAATATTTTTGATTTAATTGAATACTTAACGTATTCTTTTGGGTCAATTGTAAAGTGGTCTTTTTCTCCACTTATGTTTTCTAGTGGAATAAATTTTGGATTTTCTTTATCAATAATTAACCCACACCCTTCTCTCGGAGCTTCAATAGCCATATGACTATATATCTCAGGCAATAGTTTACTTAAATTTTCTTGCACCTGGGAAGCCTCCAAAGGGTAATGTTCTAGTTGTAATTTTATTTGCTTTTCCTGTACTAGTTGATGCACTTGGAGTTATTGGGTCAAAACCAAATCTAGTCTGACAAGAAGAAAGTCTTTTACCACATAAGTCTCCCCTCTTCCAGTAATTTCCAAATTGTAATGCATTATTAGACTGAGTTATCTTTGTTTGCCATAATAACTCAGATCCTGATGTTGCTTTTGCAAGCATATTTAATTTATCATCTGTATAAGCATAATATGTAGTGCTTGTACTATAATTCTCGTACACTCTAATTCTTGTCCAGTCTGAATGATTATCTTGCGGAGTTACGCTAGTAGCTCTGTTAGCTTGCCAGTAATTTACTACTGTGCTGCCATCTGCAGAAGTATCTATTGTTCCATCTGCACTATATCTTCTAACCTGACTAGAAGTACCTAGTGTTGTTGTTGTTTTATAATAGGCATTTGTAGTTCCGCTGCCTGACCAAGTAGTAAATGTAACTGTACTTGGAATTACATATTCATCATCTGAATTTACATATACTTGATATGCTATGCCATTTATTATATATTTGCTTTCAGTATGCCAAGAACATCCACCTCTCTTATTACCTTCTGTTTTTTCAGGACTTGCTCCTTGATACTGCCAAGGACAAGCATTATGCCCTACTACACGGTATGGAAGAACTAAGCCTTCAGTATTAAATGGACTTGTCAGTTCAAAAGCAATACTTAATGAATCTTCTTGCTCTACTCTATCTACTACCCACATCTGTCTTGGGAACTCTACTGGAGCAACTCCTGAAGCTGTTTCTGACGCCTCTCCTACTAAGTATTTTTGTAAAGTTCTTCGTCTGTATATTTTCTTTCCTATTAGATCTTGAAATGTTAGGGGAGAGATTGCATTTTCAAAGTCTGTTAAAATATTTGCAATTGTTAGTACTGGTCTAGGTGATACTCCTTTTGTTGTTATATCGATTCCTTCTATTTCTAATGGAATAGGTATATAGGTATTTTTCTGAGTATGTGTATCATAGTCATAAAGCTCTATACTTTGAAGGTCACCATCAGGAGCCTTTGTAATATAAGCTTTAGCATTATTATTTAATTCAATCTCATAGAGGTCTACAATCCCAGAAGCTTGCTCTAGCTTTTGTAACTCCTTTATCGTTATTCTTTCTCCCATTACGCTTCATACACCCTTTCAAATGAGCAAGATAAACTATAGAAGTTATCATAGGCCCATGTTTGATTCCAGGACTTACATACAACTTTTACTGTTTCGTTGCCATTAGTATCATCTATAGTCATTCTAAATTTTGTAACTCCCCCTAAACTTTCAAAGAAAGCTACTAAGTCATCAATTTCTGCTTTAGGTCTTGTAGTAAAACTTACTGTCATTCCTTGAGCTAGGTTATTAATACCATCTGCTATTCTTTGTTCATACCCATCTCCAAAAGTCATAGTATGTACTTTAGGTGTGCTTGATCTTTGGAAGCCTTTGTCTACAGGTACTCCTGCAGAAAATCCTGTTATATTACTTCCGTTATTTTGAAATATTGCTGTTGCCATTATCTACCTAATACTCCTCCAGGTCTTTTTTCTCTTTGTATTACTTCCATTACTGCTGCTTCCATCATTTTTCCTAGTTGTTTTCCTTTTTCTCCATCTGCAACATTTGAGGAGCTTCCATCAACATTTACGTTAATTGAT